CAGCTTGAGGAGGGTGTGGCACCTAAGATCAGGTTCCAGAAGGTCAAAAGGCAGGAGAACATCAAGGAGTTGCAGGATTCACCGCTATTCCAATCTTGATATGGCCGAGTACCAAGGAAAGAAGGTCTCGTTAGGCAAACCCTTCTACACACCGGGCGAGTCCAAGAAGAAAGCGGTGTACGTCCGCAATCCGAAGGGCACTGTGATAAAGGTTCGCTTCGGTGATCCCAATATGGAGGTTAAGAAGGACGATCCGGAGCGGCGGAAGAGTTTCCGAGCGCGGCATAACTGCGATACAGCGAAAGATCCTACGAAACCTAGAACGTGGTCCTGTCGGGCATGGTAATATGATCTCACTCATTTCACGAGTCCGCGCCGCATGGGCATTTGGCCGGCATCAATGCTGGGTCGATGCGCTTCCTTGGAACAGGGATGACGCGACCACTCTCAACAACTTTTTCAAGAGCGAGACCGGAAAAAAGTTCAAGGACGCTCTCCTGAACACTGTTCTTATGCAGAACGCTTCTGCCATTACGGACAGAAACCATTTGCAATACTCCTCTGGATTTGCAATGGGTCAGGCCAGTCTTGTGAAGGTCATCGAGATGATGGCCGACCGAGAATCAATTACGGGACAGGAAGATGATCCGGATTCTGTCACGAATACATAGGATCAAAGTTGCGGTTGCTGCGTCTGTGCGGACCAGCAAACGAATACAAGCACAATATGTCAGATGAAACAATGAGTGCCGATGCGATGCTCGCCTTGGCCACAGATCACGATGCTGGTGTCGATATCGACAGCCAACCAACGGGGCAGACTCAAAACAAAAACGAGTCAGCTTCGGTTGAGCAAGACTCCTCCAATGAGAGGAGTGCCAGTAAAGAGGTTGATGGTGGCGAGCAAGATGATGTAGGCACGAGCAAGAGTTCAGAGACCGATTCAAAGGCCAAGCAGAAGGAGGAGAAGCCGAAGGATCAGAAGAGCAAATTCGCCCAGGATCAGAATCGAAAGACCAAGACTTGGGAACAAATCAACGCTGAGAAGGAGGCTATCAGGGCCGAACGCGAGGCGGTGAGGCGTGAACGGGAAGAGTGGAGCAAGCAACGGGAGCAATCCACGGTTGCTGATACCAATTCTTTTCGGGACGAGAAGGGTTACACTGCGGAGGATTACGAGGCTGCGGCCAAAGAATTCGATGCGGATGGTGACTCTCAGTTGGCCAAGGCAGCGCGAGCCAAGGCTGATGGCGTCCGTAAGACCGTGAGTGTGAAGCAGCAGCAAGTTCAACAGGAACGCTTTAACAAGTCGTGGGCTGACAACTATGGCCGACTTTCTGAGAAAGAAGTGTGGCTGAAGGATCAGTCCAGTCCTGAGTACAAGCGAACGGTTGAATTATTGCAGCGTGTTCCATTTCTCACTGCAATGCCGGATGGACTTGTCCATGCGGTAGAATTGATGAAGCTCCAAGATACTGCGGGTAGATATCAGTCTGTAGAAGCCGAGAACAAGGCTCTGAAAGAACAGCTCAACAAGCTCCAGCAGAAGACCGCCATTGGTAAAAGCGTTCCGGCAGGACAACTCAAAGCAGAGGAAAAGGATTTTTCCAAGCTATCCCAGAAGGAGCAAAGGGATGCGCTCATGCGAGCGACACGAGAGTTCGACCGGGAAAGCAACCAATAGCACAACCACAACTAAAATATGGCAGGCATTACTTCTTCATCCACACTAACCAGTCAGTTCCAGAACTTCTTCAGCAAGGAGCTTCTCTCGATCGTCCAACAGGAGACGATTCTTGATCAGTTTGCCACCAAGGCTACGATCCCCAAGAACAACGGTAACAAGGCCATCACGATGTTCCGCTTCGGTTCGCCGAGCGTTGCTGATGTTAAAACGTTGACTGAGGGTACGGCAATTGGTTCCGCGAACTACCGCGCTCTTGTTCTCAACAGCCTCAGCAAGAGCCTCGCTCAATACGGTCAGGTGATCGGATTGACCGACATCCTTCGCGCTACGGACCTGTTCAACTCCCTCCAGCAGGCCACCAAGACCTCCGGTCTGGACATGGCCCTCTGGGTTGACTCGGTCATCCGCAACACATTGGTTGGCTCTAACCTCACCACGAGCGGTTCTTCTATCGGTTCCGCCGCTGAGGGTGGTGGTACGTTCGATAACTCGGATGCTTGTAATACCGCTGCCAGCTCTGGTGGTATCAAGGTGTACGGCAACCCCGCTACGCTGACCACTCAGACGTTCTCTGGTCTGAACAGTGCTACCACCGCTGCCGATGCTACGATGACCGCTTCGGCTGTCCTTGATTCTATGACTCGTCTGAAGCGTAACCGCGCTCCGATGATCAATGGTGGCTACGTCCTTGCGACCGATCCCCGTGTTACCCGTGATTTGATGCGCGATACTGATTGGTTGAACGCTTCCAACTACGGCAACAAGGGTACCCCGTTCTACAAGGGTGAGGTGGGTTCCATCTACGGTTGCCGCGTTGTCACTCAGACCAACTCGTTTGTCAGCACTGGCTCTGCCACTGCCGCCGATGAGTTCATCTATCAGGCTTCCGCCGCGGGTGGCGGTCTGGCGGTTAGCAAGGACATCATCGCCTCGTTCTTCTTCGGTAACGAGTCGTTCGGTATCCCTGCCTTGACCGGTGATGATCCGTTGTCCCCGAAGGTTGTGATCACCGATACCCCCGACAAGAGCGATCCGTTGAACCAGCTCGTCACCGTTGGTGTGAAGCTGTACTTTGCCGCTCTGCGTTTGGCCGCTGGTAACACTGCCTCGACCGCTAACCCGGTCTGGTACTTGGTGCATCGTACGAAGACCTCTACCACGCTGTAATATGCGACCTAAGACGGCCACCATCATGGTGATTGCCGTCGGCCCAAAGGGGCATCGTCGAGAAATCGGTGGTGCCCCTTCTCATTCCGCTTGCGGATGTGATGAGGCTGACAACAATGCGCCAATGATTGCGATCCCAGTCGAGGCTCTTTCCACTGACACGGAAGATGGCCAACAGGCTTCCCCCGAGGTTGGTGATGAAGTTGTCCTACAGGAAGTTCGGGGTATTCTCAAGAAGCTTGAAAATGGTGAGGCTTACGTTGAGATCCAAAGCGTGAACGGTATGCCCGCCGAGTACGAGAAGGCCGGCAAGGAATCAATGGAACCAATGGACGAAGAAGGTATGCGAAACATGGTTTCTGAGTACGACAGCGAGATGGAGTCCTAACATGCCGATCTACACCTTCGAGAACAATGGCAAGTCCTTGGAGCAAATCGCTCCAATGGGAACCGATTCTCTTGTGATCAAGGGTGAACGCTGGACGAGGCAGCCGGTAGCCCGCTTCGGGGTTACCGGTTTTGCCCGCGAAGCCGAACTCAAAGACAAGGTGAAGCAGGGCTTTAGCCGGATGGAAGACCGGCAGGGAACCCGCTTCGAGAGCACTTTCACCAAGAAACAAATTCGCAAGATCTGGGACATATGAGCATAGAATCTAATCTGGCAATCGAGTATTCGATGGGCAATGCGGGCTTCCAGCTCGTGACCTCTACCGCGTTGACCACTGGCCCATTCGTTGCAATCACCACGATTGCCGTCACCACTTTCACTTCGATCACCGGTAATGGAATCAGCGGATCTTGGTCCACAGCGGCTATCCCCGCTGGAATCACGCTTCCTGGGCCGATTACGAGCTTCCAGATTTCCAGTGGTCAGGTGGTCGCGTTCAACGGAATCATCAGCTCCTAACCGTGACACTCGCTCTTGGAACACGATTGGCTTCGAGTGGGTCTGGCGGAAACGTCACGCCCCCCGATCTGCCTATCTTGCGAAGGGATCTATTGCAGGAAGACGATTTCTTCGTACTGCAAGAGGATGGAACTGGGAAGATCGTGTTGTCTTTTGGCACCTACGATCGAATGGCAACTGAGCAGGGCACCGATCTCATTTTAACCGAAGCATCCGACAAATTCATTCTAACAGTTAACTAATATGGCAGACGTAAAGATTACAGCACTGACGGCGTTGACCGCCGCTGATCCGGCTAATGACGTTATCCCTATCGTTGATGTCAGCGATACCACGATGGCGGCAAGTGGCACCACCAAGAAGATCAGCGTAAACAACATCCTCGGAGCATCCGGCACCGCCACGCTCGCCTCCGCCACCATCACCGGCGATCTGACGGCTGCTCGTTTGATTGTTACTGGTGGAACGATTCCTACGAACGGTCTGTGGTTGGCGACGACCAACACGCTTGAGTTTGCCGCGAATAGTCTCGCTCAATACCGCATTGCACCGCTTGGTGTATTCTCATGGTACGACGGCGCAGGCGGCACTCGAATGACCCTGAACTCCACGGGGTTGGGCGTGGGGGTTGTTCCTTCTGCTGGCAAACTTGAGGTTAATGTCGGTGCTGGTGGATTTAGTTATTTCAGGTCTACCACATATAGCAATTTTGAAATCACCGGACGATCTGATGGTGCTGGTAGTGGCGGTTGTCAGTTGTTCCTGACTACGACCGGAAGCAGGTCTTGGCTTGTTGGTCAGCGAACCGATACAACTTACGCTGGTGCAAACAGCTTTTTTATTCGTGACGATACAGGTACTGCAACTCGTTTGGAGATTGATACCGCCGGCAACGTCGGCGTGGGGGTTACGCCGAGTGCTGGTCGTGGCGCGATTCAACTTTCTGCTGGCGTTGGCTTCCCCGCCACTCAAGTCGCTTCGTCCGATGCGAATTGTCTGGATGATTACAAGGAGGCAACTTGGAGTCCTGTAATCACTGCCGGAAGCGGAACTCCGACGACCGTGACTGTCAATTCCGCTGTTTACACTAAGGTTGGCCGTGTTGTTGTTTGCACGTTTGATTTTTCGATTGTGAATAAGGGAACTGCATCTTCTTCACTGCAATTCGGGCTTCCAGTAACATCAATTACAAGCACCTCGTTTTGTGGATCTTTTCGTGAAGATGGAAGCACTGGATACATGGGTATGGTAATTTACAGCACCGGAACCACTGCTGGATGTTTGCTCTACAACAACGCAACCCCTTGGGTTGATGGCTATCGTCTCAAAGGAACCTACACTTACTTCGCTGCTTAACATGAACTTCATCTGGAAAATTGAACAGTTGTTCGTCAAAAAGACTGAAGGCAGTTTTTCTGACGTAGTTGTTACCGCAAATTGGAATTGTCTTGGAAGCGATGGAACTTACAGCGCAACAAATGCTGGATGCACCGAGTTCGCTCCGCCGAGCGGTTCGTTCACGCCGTTTCCTGATCTGACGCAGGATCAAGTCCTCGGATGGTGCTTCGCAAATGGCGTCGATAAGACTTCCATCGAAGCGAACGTGACGCAGCAGAT